AGCTGAAAACGAGCCAAAGGTTTCGATAGATAAAGCAGCTCCCAAAGATGATTGGAGTGAATTTGCAAAAAGTATTTTAAAGTAAAATTAGTAATAAATTAAAATTAAAAAAAGATGGCAGCATCAGGAATTTTAGGTACAAATCTACCCGTAGTAGACCAGTACGACGTAAATAAGTACATTCTAACTCCTATTTTTATGGGGTCGGACTATATGTCTTATTTTGAATTAATGCCTAACATTAAAGGCGTAACAAAAATTGACCACTTTGGTTCAGCAGAAAAAGGAACTTTAGCATTTAACGAAGGTGCATTTGCAGCTAACGCTAACCTTGAAACAATGTCTGCGGTTACTTTATCTCCTGCTCGTATGGAGTTTGAGCAAGAGTTTCGTTCAGCTCAGTTGTTCGGTAAAATTAAAGGTCAGTTAATGAAAGGTGGTTACGAATACGATAACGTAGACGGAACTATAGTAAAGCAAATCCTAATGGAGTTGATTATGAAAGGCGTTAAGTCTGATTTTAATCGACAACTATGGTTAAACTCTGACGCTGCATCGTCAGTATCAGAACCTTACACTCAAGATGATAACTACAATCAGTACGACGGTATATTCGTTGCGGCTAACGGAGGTGTTTCATTAACTGCGGGAGACGTAGCTAATTGTACTGACGGTACTGCTATTTCTGCTGACGGAGCTTTATCTCTATTAGAAACTATGTACGCAAACGCACCTGCTGCCTTATTGGAGCAAGACGGTTTAGTATTCTTCGTTTCGGGAGCTGTAGCTGATAAGTACCAAGAGAAATTAGAAGCTCAAGGTTCTCACTTAGCATTCTCTCAAAGAGTTGACGGAAGCCCTGCTTCTTTATCTTTCAGAGGCATTCCTTTAGTTGTTCGTAGAGATTGGGATAGATTTATCGTTGCTGATTCTACTAATGAAACTTCAGGTAGCGCAGCAGATGGAGACACTGCTATCATAGGTTCTCAAAATGTGACTAGCCCTAAATCAAACACAGCAAGAGCAATCTTGACTTGTCGTGGAGCTTTTGTTGTAGGTACTGACTTCTCTGAAGGGAATGTTGAGCAATGGTACTCTCAAGACAATAAAGCTTTCCGCTTTAGAATCTCTTACATGGTTGGTGTAGCTTTAAGTAACGCTGATTTAGCTGTTGTTTATACACCTGCTGCGATTTCGTAAGTATAGTATAATGATTAATATTAAAGGGAGTTGGGGTTCTGCTCCGCTCCCTTTTTTCATAACTTTTAAAAAAAAATAAAATGGCATTATCAGCAATAACAGTAGCGAATACTGACCACTTTGTAAAGGGTGGGATTGAAACTTTAACCGTAGGAGAGTATGACGGAACAACTCTTTTCGACACATCAGCAGATGACGGAACTGTTCTTAATTCAAGCTTAGTTCAAGGAGCATCAGGCAATGTTGTAGCTTTAAGCTTTGACAAAGAGACTGCAAACATGAAAGTTTCTTCTAGTCAAGAAAAAGGTCTAATGATTCATACGGTAACTATAGAGGGTTATGTTCCTAATATGGCTCTAACAACTTTAGTTGCTTTAGAGAATATGAGAGGAAAGCCTCTAAACGCATTAGTTAAAATGTATAGCAATGTTACATACTTAGTTGGCTATGACCCTGAGCTTGGTTCGGGAGATGCGGTAGCAGGAACAACTACTCTTTATCCTTTAGTTTTAACGGGTATAGAAGTTGATTCAGGTACAGCTTTAGTAGATGCTAACGGAGCTACTTTAACTTTTACTGCGGTTCAAGGTAGATTACCTTTAGTTACAGCGTAATAAGATTAATATTAAGGGGCGAAACTTCGGAAGTAACCCCTTAATTTTCTTATATTTGTAAAATCATTATACTTGTAAATTTTGGCTGAAAGAAAAAGAGATTCCAACGGAAGATTCGTGGCTAGTGCGACATCTAAAACTATAAGGCAAAAAGCAACGGGTAAAGTTAAGTTTGATATAGTAAACTTAGCGCCTATGCCTAATATATTAGAGAGACAACACAACATTACCTCAAAAGAGTTTTATAAATTTGGGGATGATAATTTATTCCCTCAATATCTTGCTGAGTTAAAAAGAAAGTCAAGCACACACAGAGCTATTCTTTCTCAAAAAGCAACTTACACAGCGGGTAGTAAAATAACTACCGTAAACGCAAAACTAGAGGACTACATAAAGGAAATTAATCCTGCGGGGCAATCTCTAAGAAACCTTTTTAGGTTAGTTGTAGATGATTTCTACACATTCGGAAACTCTTACATTGAATTTGTCGAATACGAAGGTGGATGCAATATGTATCACGTTGATGCGACTATGGTTCGTGTAGGTAAAAATATGGATTCAGTTTACATTAATCCTGATTGGACTTACTACGACGTTAAGGATAAAGAGGTTCGTAAGCTACCTATATTTCCAAACTTTAAAAACGGTCGTTCTATCCTTATGTTTAAGGATTACGAAAGTGGATTCCAAAGATACGGTATTCCTGATTACATAGCTGCCGCAGAAAGTGGTTCTATAGAAATAGATTACCTTATACAAAAATACAATCGCTCTAAATTCGAGAATGGATTTATGCCTTCAGCTATCGTTGAGATAGACGGCTCTATGAGTGATGACGAGGCAGAAGAATTAATCTCTTTAGCTCAAGACAAACTTACAGGAGAGGGTAATAACGGGAAGATACTATTCCTAGTTAAAGACGGAGGTGGCTCAGGTGGAGGTGCTAATGTTCAGATACTTAAAGATGATAAAGACGGTAGCTTCATGGAATACCAAGAACTTACCCGTAATAATATAGTTACAGCTCATAGATGGCAACCCGCTCTTTCAGGTATTGTTTCTAGTGGGAAAATGAATAACACAGGTAGTGAGATTAGAATTTCTTACGACTTGGTTATGAGAACAGTTATTCAAGATACTATAGAGCAAGTATTCAAGCCTATGCGTGACGCTTTAGGTAAGGTCTTAAAAACTGACGCTTCATCTTTAGAGGTTCAATTCGAATCCCCTATAGGTTTTGCTGCGGATATTGATATTACTAAAATAGCTGATGTAAACGAGCTTCGGGCATTGATAGGATTAGAGGAAAGACCAGACTTGGAAGATATTTATTTAGAAGACTTAAAAGGTAAGGATAATGGCGAAAACAGACTATAGACAATACAGAAATCTCATAACTGCTGATGAAGTGGTTTCAAAAGCGATGACTAATGTCAACATGGACACCTCTATAATTGATGACAACATAGTTCTTATAGCTGAATTAACGCACCTTAAACCTCACTTAGGAGATTATTTTTGGGGAGAGTTAAGGAGAAAGCATCACGCAGGAAGTTTAGTAGCTGTCGAGACGACGCTTTTAAGAAACTACATATTGCCTTGTCTTTCTTTTTACGTTAAGTATGAGCTTTTAAATGACATGCAGTACAACACAACATCTTCGGGTATAGTTACTAATGATGATGATTGGAGTAACCCTGCTGACTCTTCTGAATTATCTATTCTTAAAGAGGATACTTTTAGAAAGGCTGAGATACTTTTAAAAGATATGATGGAGTGGTTGGATGATGACGATAATAATGGTGTTTACCCTGAATATGAGTCTTCTCAAAATGATATGCACATAAATGGAGATAACGTAGTAAGACTAGGAGGGATTCTAGCTTACGGAAATAAAATGAATAGATACCGCTCGATAAATAAGAAAGATGAACGATACTATAACTAAAATAAAAGACTCTATAGAAATTACAGCAGTAAATGGAGGCGCAGTAATGCTTTCTACAATGGCTGAAGTTGAGCAAGGGTTACGAATGTTATCTCTTGTTTTAGCTGTTGCATATACCGCTGTTAGAATATATCAATTACTAATTAAAGGGAAAGAATAACATGCCTAATACTCCTGATTATACAGACCAAGCTGCTAGTTACGCTTTAAAGTTTAACTCACAGTCAAGAAGCAATGATTCTGCTGCCGTTACTGCAAACGAGCTTGTTGATAGAGATAACTTACTTTTTTTTATAGAAGAAAACTTTAAGACTAACGTAAAGGGTGGTGTCAAACTAGAAAACTTAAGAGCTTTTTTACACGCTTTAGTTAAATCTGTTTCTGTTTTATCTGACGATAAGACTTTTGCTATACTAATGCACACTTCTTTTTATATATCTACAGGAGCTGCCAATCGGTGGTATTTTGGGAGTCAAGCATCGGGTTGGGCTAATACTAGTTGGAGTCAGTTCGTTACTCAATCAGCAATAAATAGCACAACTCCCGTATCTATGACTGGATTTTATAGCAATATGGGCGTTGATGTTCCTTTTGATATAAGAAATTTTAGAGTTTTTGGCTCAATACTTAATACAGGGTCTACGGGAGATGTGGACATAGTAGTTTATTACTACGACAACGACGACGCTTCACAGAGTAATCTTCAAAATCCTGTCTTTTTATGCACAGTTCCTACAATAGACCTAGCGGTGTCAGGAACTTCATACAGCTTTGCTGGTTCAGCTTCGCCTAGCGTAGTAATACCTCAAGGAAAGAAGATATTTGCATTTATAAGAAACACAGGTCATGGAGGCTCAGGAACTGAATCACTTAGAATTGATTTAGGTTATCAATATTCAAAATACTCATCAGGATTTACAGGTTAATATGGCTAAGAAAGATTCAAGACTAGATAAGGCAGGAGTTTCAGGTTTCAACAAGCCTAAGCGAACCCCTAGCCACCCTAAAAAATCACACGTTGTGGTTGCTAAAGAGGGAGATAAAATAAAGACTATTCGATTTGGAGAGCAAGGCGCAAGCACTGCGGGAAAACCAAAGAAAGGAGAGTCTGACAAGATGAAGGCTAAACGTAAATCATTTAAAGCTCGTCACGGAAAGAATATTGCTAAAGGCAAAATGTCTGCTGCTTATTGGGCTGATAAAGTAAAGTGGTAGGTTATGGCTGTAAAGAAAAAGAAAAGTACGGTTAATAGTTCGGGTAATTACACTAAGCCAACTATGAGAAAGCGTTTATTTAATAAGATAAAAGCAGGAACTAAAGGTGGTAGCGCAGGTCAGTGGTCTGCAAGAAAAGCACAACTATTAGCTAACGAGTACAAAAAAGCAGGGGGAGGGTATAAATAATGGCTACTAAAAAACCTCAACAAAGTCTTAAAAAATGGACTAAGCAAGAGTGGGATTACATCTCAGATAAGGACAAGAAGAAGCCTAAAAGCAAAAGAGGTAGATACTTACCAAAGAGTGTTAGAGAGTCCCTTACACCCGCTCAAAAAGCCGCAGAGAACAAGAAAAAGAAGAAGGCAACAGCTAAGGGAAAGCAAAAAGCTTCTTATAGCAAAAAGGTTGCTAAAAAAGTAAACAAAGCTAAGTGATGAAAAGTTTTTTTAAAAATTGGACTAAAGCAATGGTTAGTTTAATAACTGAAATGGGAGAAGCCTTAACAAACAGAGATGAAAGTAGTTTTAAATAGACTAGTAGATACAGGAAAAGAGACGTTAGGAAAGCTAACGATTCACGACGAAATTAAAGAGTGTTTCTCTTGCAAAACCCTAGAGCTTTCTTGGAAAGAAAATAAGACAAATGTGTCTTGTATTCCTAGAGGAGAATATATTGTCAATGTAAGGTTCTCAGCTAAACACGGAGAGCATTTTATAATTGAAGATGTCGAAGGTAGAGATTATATCCTTATCCACGCAGCTAATTATCATTCTCAATTAAGGGGCTGTATTGCTGTTGGAAAGGCTTACGCTGATATAAATAAAGACGGAGAGCTAGACGTTACTTCTAGCAGGGATACTATGGATTCATTATTGTCCGTACTTCCCGATTCATTTTACATAACCATAATTTAAGAAAGAATGATTGAGTACATTTCACAAAACGGAGCAGATATTGTAGCTGTATTAGTTGGACTAATGGCTGCCGCAAAAGTATTTGTAAGGCTAACCCCTAATGTAAAAGATGATGCTATCTTCGGTAAGATAGATAAAGTATTTGAATTTTTAATCCCTAACTATGGGTCTAAGAAGAAAGAATAGAAAGCTCAAAAATGAAGAGCTTGAAGATATAAAAGAACCTATGATTAATCCTTTAATTACTACAGGGGCTAAGATTATGTCGTTTATTGTCCCTAAAATGTTTAGAGATAAAAACGGTAAGTGGTCTAGTAAGCGAACTATAGGTGGTGTTATAGCTATAGCTGCTGTGCATCAAACTGAAGTCGCAGGGGAAGTTACTTGGCAACATTTAGTTATGTTTGCTTTAGCAACTCTAACCGTTTACGCTCCTGATTCTAAGTAAAAGGGATTACTATAGGTAAAGTTCCGTTGTTGAGGACAACTCCGCAAGCCAACTTATAAGACTTAGCGAAGTGTTTTGCGTAAGCCATAGCATAAGAATCTCTATCAACTCCACATCCTACTTGCATACCCCAATGTCCTCCGTTATAAATAACTGAGGCTTCGGTGTGTATATGTCCTTGAACTACGGGGCAACCAAACTGCAAAGACTTTCCTGCCGCAGCGTTACGACCTGATGTTCCTGTTCCGTGAACATAAAGAACTCCACCTATTTTGTGATGTTCTTTGAAGTCCCAACCTTCAACACCTAAGACTTCATCGAAATCCCGTATCCAAACCTTAGATACTCCGCTGTCAAAAGCTTTACGTCTAACGATTGCGTCGTGATTCCCTATACAAACCTTTGCTATTGGGAAAGCATTATACCATGCCTGTATCTTATCTATAGCTCTTTCTAGCTCCTCTCCTGCTCCGTAACCGTCAGGGTCTGCTCTGTGGAAGCTAGAGTAATGAGAGTCGATTATATCGCCTATAAACACCACTTCAGAGCATTGATACTTTCGCATCTGCTCCTTACAATGTTCTAAGTAGCCGTCTATACAAAAAGGTTCGTGGATGTCGCCTATTACTAAGACGTTTCCTGTTGATGGGGATTCTGACTCTCTAGCTTTTTGAACTAAACTCCATTCAAATTCAGATAATCGAGGTCTGTATTGTTTTTCCATGAAACAAATATAGTAAAAAAAAGCAACCCCTGCAAACGCAAGGGCTACCAAGTCTCTAACCAAACAAACAATGCAGAGATAAACAGGGAATATTCAAATATACTACTTTTTCTCTTTAAGCCAACTATCAGGCACTAGTTTCTCGCACCATTTTATGTCATTTTTTTCACACCACTGAGCGTAAGTGGTTTGACTACCCTTTCTTATCTTATTATTTGCATTCTGAAACACGAACCTAAGGTCTATGTCGGGGTATTGCTCTTTGATTAATACGTGCTTATCCCTATCTGCCTTCATTAAACGACCCTTAACCTCCAATATAATACCATTGGCTAATACTATATCGGGGGTATAAGAGTGTTCACTCAGGGGGATTACGTATGAAATCTTTATAGGTTCGTAGGCAGCGCCTTTAACCTTTCTCTGAATCAAGTTCTTCCAAACTCGATGTTCTAGTCCACTGCGAAACCCCGCCTTCACAGCGGCAGTTCTTACAGGACTTTTTCTCTTGTTCCTCATTTATAAGTTTTTTTGCTAATAACAATTCTTGTTCAAGCCCTATTAACTTTTCAAGATATACGGACAAGTCCATAGCTTCCTCTTGAGCGTGTATAAGCCACTCTAAGCTACTTAAATCATTCCTCTCCATAGTTGTTCCGTATTTATCAAAGCCTTGGCTAGAACGCTTTAAAATCTTAGAAACAACACTGTTTTCAATCTTACTCATTATCTATATGTTTTGTTACAAAGTTAACGAACTCAAACTCTTTACTTAATAGCTTTGATTTGTTTGTAATCATCTCTTGCTTGTAGTACATCATCTTGAAATAGCACTCATTAAACAGGATTAAGCATTCCTCTAAGTCTTCAACTCTTTTTGATTTAGAATTGAATACCTCATTAGAGATAACTCCTGCTTTAGTGTTTAACTCTTCTCTCATCTTATTAACCTCAACTACCATAAAAGAATAAGCGTGCATATATCTATTCTCTTCTGATGTTGTTTGAGATTCTCTAAGAACTTTTAATGCTTCCTCTGCTATCTGCATAATTATTTCTCTTTTGTTGAAAACGAATCCATGATAACCCAAAACGAAGTTATCGTTGCTAATATAATAAATATATTTCCAATCATAATTGTTTGTTTAAAGTTAATCCCTTAGCTTCCGCAAGCCTCGCAATCTTCGTCATCAATGGAACACGTTTCGGGTTGGTCTGCGTCTGTCAAGTCAACTATCCAAGAGTCCCAAGTTTCTCTCGCCACGTCTTCTGCGTGCTTTTCTGCTTTTGTTTTTTCTTCTTTCTTAATCATCTTAGTTTTTTATTATGTTATAAAATACAGGGTCTAGTCTTCTTATCTCAAATTGAAGAGCGAGCCAAGCCTGTTGTACGTGGCTTTCATCTCCAATATCTAACCTGCTACCCGTTCCCGAGTTAGCTACATTGATAGCGTTCTGCTTCAACATCTTGTCTATCTTCGCTCTTATCTCCTTGTTCGTGTGATAATTCTTGTTCTCCATATTGTTCTTGTTCTTCTAAGCTTTTTCTCCAAGCTAAGTATTCGTAATGATTTTGTTCTCGCCAATCTCCTGATAAGCGCATTTGTTCTTGTATTAAAAATTGCTTTAATCTTCCCATAATTAAAAACTTAGTTCATCTTCTTGTTTGTCTTTTACTTGAACGGAACTCAAAGGGTCTAAGAAATTACCTCCTGCCGATGCGTTTAAGTATGTAAATCTACAACTTTTTGGGGAAAATTTCAAATACACAGGACTATCTTCTTGAGTCGGTAGACCTACTAACTTTTGAAACTTTATTTTCCTTACGTGCAATTCAGTAACATCCCATTGTTCGCTGTTTAAATGCCTATGTATAACTATAAAATTATCCGTTCTATTAGCGAACATCCCTCCGAACTCTACATCGTACATTGAGGGTGCTGGCACTCTACCTGCGTCATCTTTCTTCCTAGCTGCGGCAGTCCCTGCGTGAGTCGTTAGTATAAATTTTACGTTATGTTTCTGCTTGAACCTCCTAATACTAGAGAGCATGTTGTAGTAATAGTCGTACTTGCTAAATCCATTCTCAACCCGTAAGTCGTTTAGAGGGTCTATTAAGCACCCATCGTATTTTAGTACTTCCATCTGCTCCTCAAAAGCTTCCAACACTTGAGTGGCTGACGGTTGTTCTTTGAATGATATTATAGTGAAGTGGTCTAGAACCCAATCGATTGCGTTACTAAATTCAGTTGCAGTCATTCTATCATCTCTGTCCTTATCGGCACTTTTACCTATAAACATCTCTGCTATATCTGAAATCATATCTCCTACAGGCTCGTTCTCAGGGCAGTAGCATAGCCACTTCCAACCGTAACGCATCGAAGCGTTAAGCATAAGGTAGAACATCGTTGTAGTTTTACCTATATTAGCCAAGCCCATGATAACATCCAATTCTCCCTTTCTATACTTATAGTGAGGGTCTAGGTTTGGTATCCCCGTAGATACTCCTTTAGGCAATCCGTTTCTGAATACGTTCCCTGCGTATCTTTTTATATCGTCTTTATTGCTTATTCTATACATTGTAGAAACCTATTTGAGAGTTAGTAATTTCTTCTGCCTTAACTTCTTTAGAAGCCTTTAGCTTTTCTGAATGATACTCACAAAACTTAGTTGCATTAAAGAGCGTTGAAGGTCGTAAAAACTTCTCGAAGTCCGTTCCTAGCCACTGAGAGCATTTAACGTCTATAACGTGCTTAAAATCGTCTAAGACATACCCCTCACTACACCTAGCATTGATTAGCTTTTTTATAGCTAACCCTACTCTAAGTCTTTTGTCTGCTTTTTCATTTAAGTAGTCAATGATTTCAGAAACAAATCCCACAGACATAGACGGTGCTTTAGGTATGGATTTTTCTCTCTCTATAACCTTAACCTCTTTATCCCCATACTTTTTGCAACGAATAACCCTCTTGTCTACTTCTTTATTTGGTTTATATAAAAGCTTAACATCTATTAAACCCTTTTTAGATAGAGATGAAACAACCCTGCTAACACTACTTTTACTAAGCCCAAAGAACTCAGCGAAGTAAGCGTTACTAGCGATACAACCATTCTCATTATCTAAACTGTGAATCTCTGCCAAGAAGACTTTTTCTTGCATAGATATATCTTTAGACTCCCAAATCTCTTTCGGAATCCATATTCCCTTAAATCCTCTGCTCATTGTTTATTCCTCCCAGTCTTTTATTATCTTCCCAAATTCCTTTTCGTAATCCTCTTCGTAGTATAGTTTATGTTTGTTACAAGTATTCCAAGCACCTTGACAAACCTTTGTTACTGCCGCAGGGTTTCTTTCTAAATACTTAGCGCAACTTCTTACGCTTCCAAACCAAATAACTTCCTTATACTCTTCGGCTTTTCTGTCAATACACACAGCTACTACGGGTCTAGAATGCCCTCTGTTTTGTTGTTCTAGGTTATCCATTTATAATTTCTTGTACTACCTCTAGGATAGCGTTACACTTAAATTCATTATTTCTTTGACTCACTAATACTTTAGTAATTTTTTCTCTAGGTGTTAGTTTCTGAACAAATACCTTTGCGTCTATGCTTTCCTTGTATAGCTTATAGGTCTTGTCAAAAAGAGAGTAATCTTCTACGTATCTTACTGAGTGTATTACCGATGAGTGATGACCATTAGTTAAGTCCCCAACCTCCTTGAAGGTCATTTTACAGTTACGTCTCAAATAATATCTTAAGAAGTGGCGAGAGACTACTAAGTCCCTCTCTCTACTCTTCTTCATTATATCCATTTGAGGAACTCCCGTAAGGTTGGAAACGAAACTAATTGCCTCTAAAAAAGCATCACTACTTTGCATCCTCATCTACCTTTTCAGGAATGTGGAAAGCATAGTTATATATTAGTGAAGCATTCTCTAACAAGTCTTCTATCTTTTTAGACATCGGGCTTGCTAACTCTAAGCATTTAAAACGGAAGTCTGCTTCCATTGTAACTTGCTTGATTCTCTTGTTCATCTCTGATTGAGATACTTTGTTTTCTTTAGACATAATCTAAACACTTTAAGGGTTAAGTAAAGGGGGCAAACCCCCCTCTACGATTATAAGACTTTTTTTATTTAGAAAGGTAAGTCATCCTTTTTAGCCGCTTGGTAACCATTGTCGGGTAAGCTTTCGGCATTTCCTTCTGACACGTCTATCTTCCACGCATCTATATTGTGATAATACTTCCCATTATATTCTCTTGAAGAAAGGTTGAAGTGTACCCCTACGGAATCTCCTACCTTGTGAGAATTTATTAACGTTGTCTTCTCTCCGAACAGAGTAAAGCAAACCTCTTTCGGGAATTTGTCCTCTGTCTTTACGACGAAAGCTTTCTTGTTCCATTCTTTACCTGCTTTGGTTGTTCCTGTTTCAGTCTCTAGTACCTTGACTAAAGTTCCCGTAATTGTGTTTTGCATAATAATTAATTAAGTAAGTTATCAAGGCTGTCGTTTGATTTTCCGTAATCTGAGTAAAGCACAGCCTTTCTTGCTTCATCTCTAACGGCTTTGTTTTTAAATAACTCTCTGAACAACCCGAACAACTCTTCAGTGTCTGCGTTTAAAGCAAACTCTATTTCCATGTCGGGGGACTCGTCGCTAACGTAATTCCCGATAGCGATAAGTACACAGTCGTTTGTTTCTACTTGAGTCTTTAACATCTTTTGTTGAAAATTCTTGTCATCCATTTAAAAAGTATAGTTTATTTTTGGTATTAAAAACTTCTCAGACAATCGACTATCGTCTGAAGACGTGCATATTTTTACTAAGTCGTGATTTTCTTGAAACATAGTCAAGTGATTATCATCTTCGTAGTATTTTGCGTAAGCAAATATAGCTATATTTTTAGCTTCTTCGACAGAGAAACACTCCTCTAATAACTTCTTAGCTTTCTTTTCGCCAACTCTAGGTATCCCAACAATGTTGTCAGTTGAATCTCCCGATAGAGTTTGTTCGTAAAGTTTTTGCCAAGCATCGTATTCGCTTACAAAAGAAACTTCGTTCTTGTTCCAATTATAATGATACCCTTCTATTTGAAGTAAATCTTTATCTATACTACATATAATTGTAGGCTCTTCCATTTCAGTTTGGCAAATACCCAAAGCGTCGTCAGCCTCAAGCCCTTCTACATTCTCACAACTCCAAGTATTTATTAGATAATCTCTTATCTTGTCTAAATGCTCAGGCATAACCATATCTTTACGATTACCTTTGTAGGGTTTTATTGTAGCAAGTTTTTTCCTGAAGTTACCTTTTCCCGTTAGAAACCCTATATAGCTACCTGCTTTAGTTACGTAAAACAAATGCTCAAACATAGCATCTATAGTTTCGTAAGCGTTTTCCACATCTTCGCCTTCGTGTTTCCAAGCGGCTCGATAGAGCATAATATCTGCATCTATCAAAGCCGTCTTAACATCTCCCTTATTTAGCTTCATCGAAAGCTGATTTAAGGGCTATGGATTGTTCCTTTGTAATCTCGTAGTCGCCCATCTTAGACTTCACAACATCCCCTTTGCCTCCTTTGATTGCAACAATCATCGCATCCAACTTTGTAGGGGTTAGTTTTGTTTTAGTCTTGAAAGACTCCTTCACTTGATTAACGTATCGGTTGTCATCCCACATACCTAAGAATATATCTGCGTTGAACCCTAACTTAGATAATCCCTTTGTAAGTGCATCGGTGGACACCTTTTTAAAGCACTCATCATCGAGCTTACCTTTCCCATTGTGAGATGCAATAGATGAGTTTATAGAGAAGTTACGAACTTCATCTCCGTCTTTATACCAAAGGACTGCTTGATAGCATATAAGCCCGTCTATTCCGTTAAGGTTATAGAACTGCTCTTCGCTAATACCCCAACCCTCGCCTATACGACCGAATGCTC